ACGGCGATGTCCGTGATCGGCGACGACGTGGCATTGACGGCGACGTTGGCCCACGTCGTGGCGTTGAAAAGCAACTTCATGAAGTTGTTTTCGGTATTGTTTCCGAAGCTCATGACGGCTTCCTTTCATGGTGAGGAGGGAGGCGCGACCACGGGCGCGGTGCTGGCGGACAGACGCGCGTTGCCGGCCGGGTCGCGGGCCGGAAATGCAATCAGATGCTGATATGGCGGTAAGGCCCGAGGGCCGACTCGACTTGCACGAGAAGCCCGGACGTGCCGATGTTGTCGCCCCCAGGCAGCGCATAGGTCGCGCTATAGACGTCGGGCTCTGCTTCGGAACGGATCGAAGGATTTTCTGAGATCAGCAACGACCTGTACTTGACCTGCTCGGCGATGGCGGCACGGAGGTCCGGCGGTGCGTTCGTCGAGAGCGTGGAAGCCCAGCCCGCAGCGTAGACGACGACGATCTTGGCGGATGACCAGTCGACCGGATCGTCCAGAGATTGCCGCTCCAGGATGCCGCCGGCAAAAAGCCGGTAGTCGTCATTCGCGGTGAGGGTCACACCATCCTCGACCACGGAGGTGATCGACGTCACCGGCACTCGCCACGGCAGCAGGAGACGCGGGCCGCGCGTCGCGCTGGTCCCGAACCAGGTAGCGCGCAAAGCCTCGGCGGCAAAAGTCGGAGGCGTTCCGATCGCATCCTTGGCCAGTCGACAGAACTCCGCGGCACGCGCCGAGACCTCGTCGATATAGCTCTCCAGCACGGCATCGGCCGGCGGCGTCTCCATCGTCGCGCCGACATAGGCAGCAGTGACGAGCCGACGGGCCGCCGCCGAGGCGGCCGGCGTCACGACCTCGAAAAGCGGCCGATCATCCACCGCGGCGCCCCGTCATCCGGCGCGGCGCCGGCGCGGCGGTTGTCGCCTCGGCCGTTTCGGTTGTTGCCCATCCCTCGCGGACCGCGACTTGCGCGAGGTCGCCCTCGACGGTATCGCCGGGCACGAACGCACGGGGATAGATCGCGCCATCGGGCACGCCGTCGAACGCAACAGTGACGGTAGCCTTCATGCCGGGTCCTCCGATTGAAATTTAGGGACGGCGGCGAGGCGATGTTCCCCGCCGCCGTCAGGTCATCAAGCCGGCGGATTGACGATGCTCGTGCTGTTCCGCGGCGCGCCCAGCAGCCACGTCGCCGCCAGGAAGATGTTGCCGGTGTTGTTTGCCGGCGTGATTGTGACCCGGACGTAGCGCTTGTCGCCGATGTAGCCGATCTTGCGGCACTCGTTGTCATCGTCGAACTGGAACGCGGCCAGCACCTCGGTGCCGAGCAGCATGGAGTCCGGCACGGCTGCCGCATCGGAAAGGCCGGAATCGTCGCCGTGCTCGATCAGCACGGTGAACGTGGTATCGGCGTCGGCGATGCCGCCGAGCTGGATGATCAGCTCGGCCGCCGAGTAGCCCGACATGTCGAGAATCTGCGAGACGAAAGCCGTGTTGTCGGTCACGGCCGCCGCCGGCGAAATGGCGCGCTTGGGATAGAGAGCGTTGTGAAGGTCCCGCATGACGGCGGTCTCCTATGGGATAGAGAATAGAATGGAGAGGACGAGGGCGGCGGCCGTCCCTGAGGAACAGCCGCCGCGGGTCACCCGATCATTCGACCGGAGGCAACTTTTACGTGCTGCACTTCAGCTTGCGGATGGCCTCCGCGAGCACCACCTGGCCGCCGAGCCGGCGACGGATGATGAAGCGGATGTTGCCCGAGGTCGCCTGCGTGAACGGATCGCGCAGCGCCACCATGTTGATGCGGTCGACCAGCGTGTAGGCGCGGTTGAAGTCGCCGTAGGCGATCGGGTAGGCGTTCGCCGCCTCGCTCGGCATGTCCGGCACCTCGACGTAGGGGTCGCCGTCGATCGTGTTCGGCTTGCCCATCGCGAGGCCTGGCATCCAGATGTAGTTGTTCTGGCCGTCCTTGAGCTTGCGGACCGAGCCGAGCGTGGTGCGGTTGAGCGCCCACGAGGCATTGCGGGTGTAGGCCGTCTTGATGGCGTGCTTCAGCGTGATCAGGCCGTTCGCCTGGCCGTTTGCGTCGGCGATCGTCGCCGCCGTGCCGGACACGGTGTTGCCGACATCGGCGTTCGTCTGCCAACCTTCCGGCCGGCCGATCCCGGAACCCGAGACGACGGCGAGGCCCTCGGCGACCTCGAACTGTTCCGTCGCTTCCATGCGAATCTCCGACTCGAGGTCGAAGGCGCTGTCCTCGAGGTTCTGCTCGCTGATGTCGATCAGCGCGTAGAGCTCGTGCGTCGGGATCTCCAGCATGCCCCAGCGGAGACCATCGGTCTCGCTGCGCGTGCCCTGATCGGCGACCCACGATGCCGAGAACTGGCCGGTGCGCTTCGGAATGTTCAGCGCCTTGCTGACCGTGGTCCGGACCCGGACCAGCGAGCGCACCGGGCTGATCTCGGTAACACCCTTGATGATCTCGCGGACGTACTCGACGGGCGCGAGATAGCCGCCGGTGGTATCGTTCGTGATGCCGAGCGCCTTGGCCTCCTCGTTGACACGGAAGAGGGCCTTCTGCTGCGCCTCGCCGAGGTTGGAGATCGGCACGCCCGAAATGCCGGCGATCGCACCGCGCGCCCAATCGGCGTGGAACGCCTTGAGCTCGGCCTTCTCCTCGGCAGTGCCGGCACCCGGCCGCTTGAGCTTGAGCTCCAGGGCGTCGACCTGGTCGCGCAGCTCCTTCTCCAGGTCCTTCGCCTTCTTCTGCTCGGCTTCCATCGCCGTGATCTTGGCGTTGACCTCGTCGGCCTTGGCGAAGCTCTGCTCGATCTTGGCCAGCTTGGCCTCGACCAGCGGGTCGGTGGAGCCCTTCTTCTCGACGTCCTTGAGGCGGGCGTCGTTGGTCTTCTTGAACTCCTCGAAGCCCGTCATGAGATCGTTGACGATCTTCTTCAGCTCCGCGGCGTCCGTGCTGCCGGCGTCCTTGTATTCGAGGCCGCGGGCGCGCAGCGCGCGCCGCTCCTCGCGGTTCAACATACGCATGTGATGCGTGTCCTTTCAGGTGGTGGAGAAAATGCCGGCCGCGCGCTTGCGCAGCGCCGCCAGCGCATCCGCCTCACCGCCCTCATCCCGAAGGTTCGGCTTGGCCTTGAAGCCGCCGCTGGCAATCGCCGTCGCGGCGTCTTTCGAGAACCCTGCATCCCGCAGGAAGCCCTCGAACTCACGAATGGTCTTGATCTTCGACGCGGCCGACTTGGCGTCCGCGATCTCGGCGAGGTTGTTCATGCCCCACAGCACCGGGCCGACCTCGTAGAGATCGAGGCGCGTGATCGTGCGGAACGGCTCCTCGGCCGTCTTGCCGAACGTCGCATCCTGGGCGAAGTAGGTGATGGACATCGAGTCGATAGACTTGTTGCGCAGCCCGGCGAGCAGCGTGCGACCGCGCTCAGTGTCGATCGGGTCGATCCTGCCTTCGACCTTGAGTCCGAACTTGTCCTCTTCCATCGCCGTCCAGTAGCCGACCGGCATCTGGTCGAGCGTGCTGTCGCCCATGCCGTGCTGCCACAGCATCTTCGGCATCTTGTTCTTGGCCTTCCAGGCCGCCAGTGACGCCGCAAAGGCACCTCGGACGATCCGGTCACCCCCATCGTCGATGTGGTCGAACACCGCGCCGTAGCCCGAAAATGAGCCCGGTGGCGCATCCTTTGAAAACTTGACCTCGAAGGGTCGCGTCGCCTCCAGGCGCATATCGCCCTCCTGATTCCTAGGCCGCGAGCAGCCAGAAGTCGTTGTCCGCCGCGAAGCCCCGGCCTCGCGTCGTGCCCGTGGCGTCGAGCCCGCCGACGCCGGCCAGGCTGGCCGAGATGTCGACCGTTGCGCCGAGCCCGGCGGCGAGTTCCGCGCGGCCGGCGATGGTCGCGCTCGCATCGGCGGTTGCCGTCACTCGAGCGTTGAGCGCCCCGCCGCCGGTCAGGCGCGCCGAGATGAAAGCCGGTATCGGGTATTCGACCGGCGGATACGGAATGACGACCGGCGGCCGCGTGACGATCGTCCCGCTGGCAATCGTGCCGGTGACGGCGCCGCTGCCAGCCAGGGTGGCCGTGATCTCGCCGACCGCCGAGGCCGTCGCCGTGAGCCCGCCGGAGCCCGAGAGCGTGGCGCTCATCGCGCCGGCGTTGGTCTCCTGTTCCGGCCCGAAGTAGCCTTCCGGCCAGTACGAGGCGTCGAAATAGTCGCCGGTCCAGAACGGCGACATCAGTCGAGGTCCAGCGTGATCGCCGTGCGGTTGCCGTTGCTGTCGACCGTGGCGACGATGCGGTCGGTATCATCGGCCTCGGCGCTGCGGAACGTGATCGTCGTCGTGCCCCCGCCGCTCACCTTGCCAGCGGTCGCGGCGGCGATGATGCGCAGCGCCTGGCGTAGCGTCAGACCGGTCTCGATCGCGTCGGCGCCGTCGAGCAGCGCGGCGGCGAGGCCGGCCGGCGTCAATTCTCCCTGGGCGCCGATCTCGATGGTGGCCGAGATCGCGCCGGTGGCCGTGATGTCGAGCGACAGGGTCGCCGCGCCGGCGAGCGCCGCGACGATGGCCGCCGGCGCCTGAATCGTGGCCGCCAGGCTGCCGCTGCCGCTCAGGGCGGCGACGGCGTCGAGCACGCCGACGATGTCACCCGACAGGCCGCCAGTGCCGGCAATCGTCGCCGAGGCCGGAACGATCAGCCCCGCCGCGGCGTCGGCGATGAGGCCAGCACCGGCGATCGTCGCTTCGGCATTGAGGCCGCCGGCGAGATTGGCCGCCGAGACGGCGCCCGTGCCGGCGATCGTGGTGAAGGACGCGATGCCGCCGGCGACCTGCTGGATGACGAGGGCAGTGCCGGGCCCGTAGCCGTCCGGAAAGGCCGACTGGCGATAGAGCCCGGCCTCGCCGAGATACCGGCCGCGCTGGCTGCCCGCCTGGTTGAAGGCCGCGCGATCCATGCCCTGGCCGGTGGCCCCGCCGCTGCGCCATTTCCCCGGCGACTTGTAGTGGACGCTGTAGTTGCCGAGGAGCATGGGCCTCACCCCCAGGCAACGTCGAGATGCCCCGCAAAGGCCGAGTTGGTTGGCGTCGCCGCGCCGCTGTAGAGCAGCCACACCAGGCAGGCGCCGTCATAGATGCGCGGCAGGCTGGGCACCTGGTTGAGCAGGTCGCGCTCAGACGCCACGCCGATGGTCGTCATCGGCAGTGTCAGCAGCGGCCGGCAGAGGCCGAGCGAGAATTCGCCGGACGTGTAGGTCGCCGAGAGCTGCACCTGATCGGCCTGCGCGATGCCAGCATCTCCCGCCTGCAACGGCATGAACGGGCCGTATTTGCCCGCGCCGGTGCCGCTGTAGAGGATCAGGCCGTTGGCCGCCGCGGTCTTGCCGACCGGCAGCACCGTCGGCGTCGCACGCGCCGTGACCTGCGCGGAGTTCGTGTACTGCGGCAGCGAGAGGTTCGGCGTGCCGGCGCCGAGCGGCGTGGCGTTGTTCGCCCACATGAAGGCCTGAACGCCGGCGCCGCTGGTGTAGCGCGGCAAGATAGTGTTGATCGTGTGCGTGCCGGTGCCGGCGTCGGTGACGTCGATCGCCGTGCCGGCCACGGCATTCGCGTAGCTCGTGGCGAGCTTGCAGGTGAGATCGGTGACCTTGATCACGTAGTAATCGGTCGCGGTCGCCAGCCCGGCCGGCAGCGTGGTCGTCGTCGTGAGCCGCACGCGCGTGTAGGGGAACAGGTTGATGTTCGCGTGCGTCAGGACATCCGTGCCGGCGTCGGCCGTGAAGGTCGAGAAGGTCGCCATCGTGTTGGTCAGCGACTGCGCCGTGATCGTCGTGGTGGTGGTGACGCGGTAGAAGCCCAGCAGGTCGACCAGCATCAGGATCGACGGCATCGTCGTCGCGGCCGCGCTGAAGGCGCTGGCGTTGACGATGTGCTTGTAGTCCGGCGAGACGTTGCCGCCGTGCTGGATGCCGGTCGCGTTGGTCGTCGTGTCGGTGAGCTGCTGGAACGTCAGGTTGGTGCCGGTGTTGGCGATGGCATCGGCGCCCGGGTTGCCGGCGCCGCGGAACAGGCAGTGCCACTCGCCGGCCACCGCCGCCGTGGTCGGCAGGAAGTTCTTGTTCCAGTCGATGCGACGAAACTTGCCGTTGACGGTGGTTTCGCTGAGGAAGTCGTCCATGGACGAGAAGCCGGCCATTCGCGATCCCCTAATTCCAGACGAAGGTTGCGGTGCCGTGGATCGCCGTCGCGGCGAGCGACCCGACCGGGTGGCAGATGAAGTTCAGATAGGCGCCATCCTCGATTGCCGGTAGCTGCGCGGCGTCGCGCAGATACTCGATCTCGACCGGCGCATCGATGCCGCGAATGCGCAGCGACGCGATCGGCCGCACCAGCACGAGGCAGATCAGGCCGACATCGACGCCGGCGACCATGCGGAAAGTCTGAATGCTGCGCACGCCGGTATCGGTGCCCTGGAGCCCGATGAAGAACTGGCTGGCGCCCGCCGTCGCCGGCGCGGTGTTGATCAGGCTGCCGAACACCGTCGCCGGACCGCAGGTCACGACCTGCGAGGTCCGGCCCGCGGTGCCGTCCTGGTTCGTGTAGTCGAAGCTGAACGTTGCCGCGTTGCCGGATTGCGGGTTGGTCATCACCGCCATGACCTGGACGTTGTCGCCGGTGACGTAGCGCGGCAGCGTGACGCCATTCGTGAGCGTCTGCTCGTCGTTCGACCCCATGTCGAGGAACGGATAGTAGAGCAGGTAGTCGAGCAGGATCAGCTCGAGCGGCAGCGCCGTCGCCGTGGTGGTCATGGCCAGCAGCGACTTGAGCCGCTTGGTCGACGGCGAGACATCGCCGCCGTGGAAGAGCCCGTCGGCGCCGTTCAGCGTCGCCGCCACCAGCGGCGTGCTGGCGTAGTAGTTGGGCAGTGGGTTGCCCGGCATCATCGACAGGTCGAACCAGACGCCGCTGACCGTCACCTGCGACGGCGACTTGCGCCAGGTGTAGAGGCGGCTGTTGCCGCTCTCCTCCTGCGCGGCGGCGAAAGCCCTAAGATTTGCGAAGCCCGCCACTGCCCGCCATCCGTGCCGAGAGGCTCGCGATCACCGGGCCGGTGCAGGTGCACGCGCGCACGAGCTGGTCGCCGGCGCGCGTCACCGCCTTGCCACAGGCCGCGCAGGCGAGGCCGGAACTGGCGGGCTTTGCCGCTTCCATCGCATTGGCGCCGGGATAGTCCCACTGATCGCTCATCATGCCTGCGTCGTCTCCTCTACCAGGGCGCGCACGGCCTCGGCCGCCTCGGCGGCGCGGGCAGGCCCGGCGGCCTCTATGATCGCCGCCGCCGTCTCGCCGTCGACCGTCGCGACATCGCGCGCGTCCATGTTGCGGCGTCCCACGCCCATCAGCATCGCGACGTGCTGGTGGGACACCGTGGCCATATCAGTCCTCGGTGACGACCAGGGCGCCGATCGCGAATTGCGGCTGGATCAGGTTCGCCACCGCGAGCGACGCATTGAGCGCGCCTTTGTAGACGATCTGGCCCGTGCTGCTCGACGCCGTCCCGATCGAGACGTGCGTGATGGTGTTGGTGCCGCCGGTGCATTGCGGGAACTGGATCAGCGCGGCGTTGCTCGCCTGGTTGCCGGAGACCGTCCAGCCCGAGCCGGAGCGCGCGACGGCGACGCGGGCATACGACGTGTACGTCGCCTCGCTGGTCGTCTGGTTGCCGCCCTCGCCCGGGTCGCCGGTGTGCAGCGCGATGTAGAGATTCGCGTTGGCCGCCCACGACAGAGCCGTTGCCTTGAAGAGGTGTTCGAGGACGTCGTTTTCGGTGGTGTTGCCTTTCGACATTACTCGACCTCTTCTTCGATGATCGTTTTAATGCGGCCGTCGTCGTCATAGGATTCGACGGTCTTGCGGGTCTTCGCCTTGGTCTGTCCGTCGACCGATACCGTCACCGGCGCGCTGTGGACGTTGACGACGATTGGCTGCGGCGGTTCGGAAATCGGTGGCGCCGACTTCGGCTCCTCCTCCTTCGGCTGGCCGCTCTTGATGCTGTCCAACACCTCGGAGAGGCTGTCGCGCGCGGCGATGATCCGGCGCTCGTTCGTCGCGGAAAGGACGCGACCGATCTTCATTTCGAGCTCGGCGTCATCGATCGACGGCCCGCCGTTGTGCCCGAGCATGGCCTTCACCTGGCCGGCGACTTCCTTCGCCAAAGCATCGCGCTCGCTCTGTGTCCCCATGTTCAGCGGCAGCAGCGGATCGTCGAGACCGGCGATCGGGTTGAGGTCTTCCAATCGCCGCGCCTCGTTGCGCGTCATCCAGCCGTTGACGATGCCGGCGGCATAGAACGCCGCGCGCGCCGCATGGTCGCCGCGTAGCAACCCCTGCAAGCTGAACTTCGCCGCGAGGTCGACATCCTTCGGAAACAGATCGCGGGCGAGCGACTGCTGCCAGTTCTCCACCCATGGACCGAGGTCGGAGACGACAAAACCCAGGCGGAAGGCCTCGGCCGCGGCATAGGTGGCGGTCTTGTCGCTGTAGTAGACCATCAGCGGGTTGACGCCGAGGTCGCGGCAGATTTCCTCGATCTGAAAGCGCCTCGTTTCGAGATGCTGGTTGTCCACCCCGGTCGCCGACATCGCCGTCCACGAGGCATCCATGTCGAGCACGGCGGTCTTGAACTTGTTGCGCAGGCCGGTCTGGTAGTTCTGCCAGTCGTGCTTCAACCGCTCCTTGCTGTCGGGGCCGAGAGATCCCTTGATCGACAGGATGCCGCCGGGCTGCGCGCCATTGGCATGCAGGGCCGAGTGCGTGTCCTCCGTTGCGATTGCAAGCCCGATGGCGTCGCGCGCGACCTCCAGCGCGTTGATGCCGGCCGGCCCGCTCCACATCGGGCCACGAAGAATGAACAGCTCCTCGCGGGCGAGCGTCTTTCGTCCGCCCATCGGCTCGTTCAGCTCGGCGGTCAGTTTCCAGTCCTGCGACTGCGATAGACGGAACGTGCCCGGGATTAGCGGCACCAGCTCGCGCGGCTCGCCACGGACGCGGCCGATGTAGGCCACCGCCGTGCCGGTCAGCACGGCGTGGAACATCATCTGCTGGCGGAACTCGAATGATGTCATCCAGTCGTTTGGCGATCGGTACAGCATCCGATGAATCGGATTGTCCTTCTCGACCGTGAACGATCCGTCGGCGCCCTCGCGGTAGAGCTTGAGCGGCACCTGAGCGATGCCGTTGGCCAGCACGCGGAGGCAGGCGAACACCGTCGACACCTTGAGCGCCGTGTTGATGCTCACCGGCACGCCGGCCTTCGATGACGACTCCTGCCCGAGAATGCGCGCCCAGGTCAGCGCCGAGGCATCGGTCGCCTTGACCTCGGCGCGCCGCATGCCGTCGGAAAGCGCGCCGAAAAGCCCGCGCATCAGGCGCCCGGCCGTTGCGCGCGCGCCGCGAGGAGCGCGGCGGCCATGAGCAGCACACCGCCCGTGACGAATCCGGCCGGCACGTAGACCAGCCAGGCGCCATAGGACACGAGCCCAGCGCCAGCCAGGCCGGTGACGTCGCGGACGAGCGCCGGCAGCGCCGCGAGCATCCCGCGGGCTCCGGCAACAATGGCTTTCATCATCGGAGCACCTACAGGACGAGTAGCTCGCCCGTCTGGAGGTAGGACTGCGATGCCGACGGCGGCACCGGATTGGTCGCCATGACGGTGACGGCGTCGAACAGCGCCATCACCGGGTCGATCTTTGCGTCGCCGGCGTTCTGCTTTGTCGCGCGGATCGCGGTCGCCGTCGGCTCGATCTTCAAGTTTCCGATGCACCAGTCCATGAGCGTCGACGGTGCATGCAGAAGCGTGCCGTTGGCGAGCTTGCGCTCGGCGGTCTTGATGGCGTTCATCATGGCGTAGCCCTGCGGCGCGCCTTTGAGAAGCCCGTTCTCGACCGTGATGCCTGCTTCCGCGAGCGCGTCCGTAAATTCGCCGAGCCCGGCCGGGTCGACGGCCACCGCGCCGAGCATGTCACGATCCTTGATGTCGACGACGATCTCGACGATGGCGGAGATGTCGTCGAGCTGATCGTCGACGATGGTCAGCTCGCCGCGTCGCTCGAAGTCCCGCAACGCGCTCGCGATCGACTTCCGCCGCTCGAGCACGCCCTGATGGCACCAGGCGTGCGCCCAGCAAAGCCAGCGCTTCGTGTCGCGCTCGCGACCCAGGACCGAGAGGCCGAACAAGTCGTCAAGGCCCCCGCCGTCGATGCCGACCACGACAACCTCGCATCGGTCGAGGATGGTTTCGAGGTCGAGGTCGGGGTCAACGCCCTTGTCCCAGAATTCGGCGCCGGCCCACATGTCGGTCCGAAGGCCGATGCCGACCTCGATGTTGAGGTGCTGCGACGCCCAAATCCGCTTGTCGGCCAGGCCCTTCCGGGTTGCGTTCCGGTACCCTTCTTCGAGGTCGGCCAGGTGGACCGACCGGCCGAGGTTCGGATTGACCATCGACCAGTTCTTGGGATCACCCCACTTCGTTTCGTCTCGGGCGATGTCATCCGGGAACTCGTAGAGCACCGGCAGCATGCGGCTGCTCGCGCGACCGTCCCGGACGTCACGTGCCATGTGCAGTTCGGACTTGAAGGCGCCGACCGGCACCCCATCGCTCTGGGTCGTGATGACGGCGAGGAAGCCCTCGGTGTTCTTGTTGATGCCGCCGCGGATCTGCACCAGGACCTTGGCGGCGTTGGCGTTCTTGGCGATCTCGTGCAGTTCGTCGACTAGCACCGCGACGGGCATGGCGCCCGTCAGGATTTTGAGATCGAACGTAGCGATTCGCAGCTTTGCCCCGGTAACGAGATCGCGGATGTCCTTCTTGTGGTCTCGTGGCTTGAACCGACGAACCAAGACTGGATCTAGCGCCACCATGCCTTTGGCCGCCTCGAACGCCCGCTCGGCTGTCGCCTGGGTGGGGCCGACCAACAGATACTCGGCCCGCGGCCGCGTGTTCATCAGCAGCGCGACTACCATCAGCGCCGCGCCGTAGGTCGTCTTCGAGCTTCCCTTTGGCGCCAGCGCGAAGACCTCGCGAATGTGGCGGATGTTGGTCGCCGGATCGCGGCTGCCGAAGAGGGCGCGCACGATGTCCCGGAACCAATCGGGGCAGGCATCCCGCAGCAGCGGCGCGCCGGTCACATTCGATAGCCGGAGCTGGTTGAAGAGCCGGACCGCCATGTCGGCCTCGTCTTCGAACAGCGGCAGGCTGGGCACCAGCGGCATCCTGTCCCGGATGCGGCGCTGCCAGTCCGGCTGCGCGAGATGCCACTCCCTCAGTTCAGGGCCATTCGCTTGGCCAGCAGCTCGCCCATCTCCGTCGACACGTCCGGCGTCTCGGCCTCGATCTGCTGGATTTCCTTCTTGCCCAGCTTCGGCGCCTTGGTCAGCGGCTCCGACCTGGCGGCTTCGGCGAACGCGATGCGGTCGTTCAATTGCTTCGCCGCGCTGGCGTTCTTCTTCGCCATCTTGCGGAGGTTGCGCAGATTCTCGAGTTGCACCTTGTCGCGACCGTACTGGAGTTCGTCGGCGAGGTGCTTTTCCAGGGTCGGCCGCGAGATCCGAAGCTGCAAGGCGATCCGTTCGTTTGACCATCCGTCAGCCTTCATCGATTCGACGTCGTCACGCTGCGCCTTCGTCGGCTTGAACGGCGGTTGCCCGGCCATCGTAAATCTCCGGGATTCTGCAAAAGATTGGCGTGCGAATACTTTGGCAGCGGCGGGGTTTAGAGCCGGTGAAAACTCCGGCCAGAAAATAAAATCCCTGGCTGCG